GCACGACTTTAAGATAGTCGTCATCTGATGCTTAACGTCCATCAGACTCCAGCCGAACTGGTTACGCTAAAGCGGGTTTGAACGGTTTTCCTTCCATCTCCTCCGAAGAGGGGTTTGACGACCTGTGTCCTTCAGGTTGGAATTGTCAATTGTGCCCCAAGATGGCGGATCAACATTGACAAGTCCATGGGGTTCTGTGGGATGAGTGCGGCGTCTCTCGGAACAATGAAAGACATTCCGTACCTAACCCAATCGCGTGGAAAGTTGAAACAACCAAGAACCAAAGGTTCAAGGTCATTTTTGTCGTTAAACATCTGCTCTAATTCCAGCTGCGTCTCTACTGGAATGCCAAAGACGTCTTCGACCATCAATCTGGTCCTAATAGGAACATCACGGCCAGATTTAATGTCAACTTTACAATTGCCCAACGCTTCACGCAATTGTTCTCTCTCCCACAGAGAGAGACCTCGATCGTTTTCGACAAAATCCCGCAAATCATAACCACGAGTCATCCGCAGACCATACAAAGCCATGGCCTGAATGACCGGACACCCATAGTATTGATGCAAGTAGGATAATGCTTTCGAACGAAAGAGGGTCTTGAGTCTGGAGCTTCGACAATTTGCATATCGTGCCGAAGCCCACCCGAACTCACAAAGAACTGTTTGAATATCAGTCACATTAACCAAATCCTGATCATCAAAGATCAAACCACAAAATGAGGCCCTAGTGAAATCTGAGTGTTTCTCAAATTTCACCCGGAACCCTATCTTTGTGTAATGTCCAGGATCTGGAAAACGGCCAGACTCTGTTGAGAAAAGGCTATCATCACCCTCAACCACGGACCTGGGCTTGCCACACTTGTACTTGTGACAAAGAAACTCGATAATCACCAAGTTTGCAAATCCGTTGGAGAGGCTAGTATTCATCTCACCACTCATACGGCGGCCCAAAACCTTCATCATGAACCACTTAAAAGAACAGTGATTCTCTTGAGCTAAGGTTTCAACGACTTCAACCCACCACACACTTGGCATGTGGCGTAAAAAGAATGAAAACATCACAAAATCCAAGGCTTCAAGAACCTCTGGGTCAAATGACGCTTCCATGCTCGTGAAGTCGGTGGCCGCTTTCAAGTTGGTCTGATCAACCAGTCGGTCTCTGATATATGCAGGTCTATCAGGCACTGGGATCTTCTTGATGAAACTAGGATGTTTATAAACCTGTTCCTCAATGGAGCTGACAAGCGGACCAAACACACACTTGAATTCATCAGCACGCGCATAAATACCACGTGCATGTTTGAATTCAGGATAAGTCTCATCCTTTAAGAAGCACTTGACAACAGTGTACTTCTCTTTAAGTGTGAATTTGGCCATCTTATCATGAACTTCGCGCAATTCTTTCTTGCGCCATTCGGGATAAGGACGACCATCGATCCAGGACTCAAAACTGAGATCGACGTCTGGCGAGAGAGGAACAAAATTTCTCTCGCAGAATTCCAATGCAAACTGTGCTAATTCCACCAAATCTGCATTGGCTTTGGCCAATGGCTTGATCGCCATTCGCTTAATTCCGGCAGCCAGGGCACTATCCGGAGCCTGGCCATCGGGGTGTGGTAGGGCAACCCCATCCACATGTGGGCCTAAGGACACTCCGACGATGGATCTGGGCACCTCAACAAACTTTCCAGGTTTAAATGAAAACTTTGCTGTCGGATCCACGTCTGGGAGAGGCGGCATTACTTGGTCTGAAAGACGGTAGCCAAGCTTAACGCAGCCGGCGCGCTTAGGCCCTGTAGAAAATTTGTGGCTTCAATCCGAGATTTGTAAGCCATAAATAAATTAGCAGCAACAAGACAGGTATTCTGCCTGTACCAAAAAGCCCCGTTACCTCCCAAGCGGTAACCGGATCGGTCATAATTCGCCGTATGTAACGTACGACAGACCTGATTAATCCGATTCCACACTGTAGGGTAATCAGAGTTTAATGGCACCACTGTTTGGGTCAGAAGTTGAGAGAGCATCTCCTCGTCGATCGATGCCCGGGTAGCAGAAGTCGTCCACCACCAAGAAAACTCATAGGCCAATGAGTCTTCAATAGGTGGCGCATTTACGGTCCAGAGGCCAAAGAAACGGGCCGTAAATCCATACCTAAAGCCAAAAATGACCTGCGATATGTGAGCATTCTTATGCTTCAAGTCAACCAGAGATTCCAAATCACCACGCATGTCAATAGAACCTTGATATAGTGGCGATTTAAGGATCACGTATCTTTGGTACCCGTAACCAACGGACCACAACAGACCGCTGATTAACAAACTAAGAAATGTCACCGCTGAAATCCACCAAGAACGACTAGCGTCCAAGGCTTCTTCAACGTGAACATACTTAGGTAAGATCCACGCCAGTATATACAACGACACAATCACACCAAATAGCC